TGGTTCTGGTAGCAGTAAATTAGCTGGTTGCAGCCGTCGCCGTTAGCCGACTTCATCATGATGGTTTTGAACCGCTTGACACGATCCTCCATCATTGACTCCATCAAAGGGCTTAGCCGACGGGGTATGTAAGCGCGTTCTTCAGCAGGGTCGGGAGCGTTTATTAAGCTTTTCCATGTGTCGTACTCGGTTACATCGTGTTCCTCAATCAGCACCTCAACGGGTGCTTGTTGGTTGTTTTTAAAGTTATACGTTCCGGGGATACGGAGCACACGTGATGCTTCAAATACTGAAGTATCTACAATCAGATTAGCTTCTAGCGCGAGATCCCGTAGGCGGTGGGCCAAAGCTTCCCACTCGTTGCGGCGCACGACTTTGTCTAGCGGCCAGTAAAAATGCAGCCCATACCCAGAGTTGACCACGATGGGTCGAGGTAGGGAGTACTTCTTAATGAACGCTTTGACTGCTTTAAATCCAGTGGGCTGGTCAACGTAGCCCTTGATCTTGCCGTCTTTGTCGGGCTTAGCCTTATCTTCGCCGCAATCAATATCCATCCACAACGACTTGAAGAAGTGTGCGTTGGACTGTTTGCGGTTATCGGCATCACCAAACTTGGCGCAACCAAAGTAGGCGTCAAACTTGTTATCGACCAACCATTTGACGTTCTCGTCAAACTCCTCACGGGACGTAAAAAATTTCTGACTGATGTATCGTCCGTTCCCCCAAGCGCAATACCGACCTTCGGGGGGCAGTACAGCATCGAGTAGATCAAAACTCGTCATATATTCAGGGGGAAAGAAGGGGGAAACAGCGGGGCCGAAGCCCCGCCATTCGGATTACTGCTTGAGCTTTAACTGTTCAATGAATGGGAGTATCTGCTGAACAAGCGCAGATTTTGGTTTATGCAACCCCCAGAACCAGTTGTACACCGTGGTGCGGGACACACCAAACCTTTCTGCTACTTCATTAACAGGAACGCCGCATTTAATGCACAGACGCCCAAGCACTCTGCCAACTGAATCAGAGTCTGCCTTGCTACAAGCTTCGGCTAATCGTTGGCTGTATCCGTAACTCATACTTAGTCCTCATCGCTCCACGCGCTGATAACGTCAGACAGCTTCTTTTTCTCGGTCGGCTGTTCGTCAACCTTCTTAGAAGCACGTTTGACCGGCTCGTCCACCACTGGAGCAGCTAGCGTAGCAGGTTGCTTAACAACGCCGTCGGCTTGGGAAGGCGTCATTATCACAAGCGCCTTGGTCTTTTCGGTGTTACCTACCTTCTGAACAACGTCGTACTCAGAGCGGTTGATATACCGAGTGGGGCTGAACAGTACCGACTGGTTGTCATTGTTCTCGTTAAAGGACACTTGACTGACCATAAAGTCAATGCTCTTGCCGTTGTTGCTAAGGTACTTGGTGTAGTTTTCAAAGGTGTACGCACCGTCACCCCCGTCACCAAACAACGACTTGGAAGCTAAGTTGAGTTGGTAGACTTCCCCCTCAAGATTAGTCCCAAAATCCTGTTCCAGCAATACCGCAATACGGCGGGAATACCGGCAAGCCTTTGAGTTACCTTGGCCTGAACCCTTGATGTTGTTGGGGCAATCGTCGCAGTTCGCTGCTTGTGGATTAACCGCTTTAGCATCAGGTGTTTTACCGTCGTTCGAGAAGCAGTCGGGCGCGGTTGGTTCAGCATCGGGGCTCCACGGCTTAACGTAGAAAATACGACCCACTTTTGGCGCGGCGTTAACGATCACCACGTTCAGATCGCCTTTGACCTTCCCCATTTCCTCGCCGCTGATCATCAGCTTGAAGGTGCCATTCTTGGGGACAATCCGCTTAATGCCAGAGTGACCCGCGAGGGTCTTGGTCAGTTCACTAACACCCGAAGTCTGGAGGAAATCGGGCAGGGGCTGGTTCATCAATTGCAATGCGCTCATTTCTAACTTTCCTTGGAACGTCGAACAACCACGGTGTATTCCTTATCCACGTTGAGCCCAACGGGACTAAGGTCTGGATTCTCTTCAAGAAACTGCTTCATGTGTGTTTGGTGAAGTCGCTTCTCCAGCAGGGCAAACGCATGGTTCTGGGCAATGAACCTATACATTGAATCCCAATCGTTCGTCCAGTACCGTGACTTGACCGACCGAATGATTGTCCCTGCTTCTGTTTTGATACTACTAGCGTTAAACTTTTTGCAGATATCAAGCATCTGCTGCTCAATCGCTTGTAGTTGCTCCTGCAACTTTTCGTCTGCTGCTTTGAACTCTTGGTCGAGCAGCCTACGTTTGTCGCGGATTTTGATGTACACCTTGGTCAACTGCTCCAAGGTAGGCGCGCCTTCTTCGGCGGCAATCTCATCTGCTTCAATTTCCATCTGATACTCCAATGTTTGTGGGTTGGCCCACGACCTCTAATATACACTAACTTTGAACAATGTCAAGCGGCTTCTTCTAACTCCCTACGATAAAGATCAATAATTTTCTGGTGGTTGCCAATGTTGCTGCGCAGCATTTTGTACAGCTCACCCTCGATGGGCGACCCTTTGATATGCACAATCGTCATGGCGTTCTTCTGGCCGGGGCGGTTGATTCGTGCGTTTGCCTGTAGGTAGGTTTCCACACTAGTCACCGGGGCGTACCAAACTATTGTGTCTGCTGCGGTAAGCGTTAGTCCGTGGGATGCTGCTTGCGGTTGAATGATCAGCACATGGGGGTTGGTCTTTTCTTGGAAGCTCTTAATGATCTGACTGCGTTTAGCCACCGGCACTTCCCCGTTGATCACCTCACACTCGATGCCCTGCTTACTAAGGTACTGATTGATAATGTGGATCGTATGCGTGAACGGCACGAACACTAGCACCTTGTGTGACGCTTCTTCGATCACCTCCTTGACCGCTTGCAGTCGGCTCTTGGCGTCAAAGTCCAGCACTTCACGACTGTCGGTGTACACAGCGCCGCAAGCAATCTGGAGTAGTTTGTTCAACTTAACTGCTGCGTTGACCGCTGTAATCTCTTCACCAGCCGCCTCGATCAGCATCTCCTTTTTGAGTTCCTTGTAGTACTTGTTCTGCTGCGGGGTCATCGGGGCATCCCGATCAACGTACACCACTTCGGGCAGGTCAAGACATTGGGACTTCTCAAACCTAATCGCTGGCTGAAGCACCGTGTGTACTATCTTTGTAGCCTCCGGTTTTGGAAGCCAACGGTACTCGCTGACCGGAAACATCACTTGGTTCTTGAACTCGGAAAAGAACATGGGCAACCCCTTGGGGTTAACCAACTTAGCCAATCCGTAAGCATCCACAGGTGATTGCGCCGCCGGTGTGCCCGTCAGCATCCACAACCCTTTGACCGTTTTCATAATGTCGCGCAGGGTTTTCCACCTAACGGTCTGCGCGTTTTTGTAGGCTGATGCTTCGTCTACTACGATCAAATCAAAGTTACCCTTGATGATCTCGGACTTAACGATCTCAACCCCATCAAAGGTAATAACAACGTACTCGGCACCGCTGTTAATAATATCTTTACGCTTACTGGCGCTTCCATAAGCCACATCAACTCGGCGGTGAACGGCGAACTTAAATAAATCTTGCTGCCAAGCCGAGTGCATAATCGACAGCGGGCAGATCACCAGCACGCGCTTGATCAACTGCTTCTTCATTAGGTAGTCGGTAGCCCATATGACCGACGCTGTTTTCCCCGTACCCTGCTCGTTGAAGCAGAAGGCTTTGCGTTGAGCGGCTAAAAACGCTGCTGTTTCTTTTTGGTGATTGAAAGGCACTAGTCCCGGTGGGCAGGGCCAGTTGTACCCCGGTAGATAATCTTGCATTTCCACTTATTTCTTCTCGCCCTTGTGGTGCAGATTGCGGCTACGGTTTTTGCTTGGGCTTTCCAACTTATACCCATCTGCGTTCGTACCGCCTTTGGCAAGGGCTTTCGTATGCGATACGTCTTTGCCCGTACGATCTACGCCCTTTTGGTCTAACTTGTTCCTTGCGCGTTGGCGCTCCATTCGATCTTCGTGTTCGCCACGTTTGAGTTCCATCTGGTACTCGTGCTTATATGGTCGGGGGGATTTGGTGTAGGGCATCACTTAGCTCCTGTTGTGTTCGCAGGTTTTGACGGGACAGAATCGGCAAAGGGGGCCGCTGACGGGGTTCCACACTCCGCTGTTAAATGCGGAACCAAGCCGCTGTAGGTCGGGCATTACCCCTTGCATGTACTGCTTACGTTTATCTGCGTAGTGTTCCTTGCGTACAAACTCGTTGCTGACTACGAACAGCAGTGCGGACTTGATCTTCTGTACGCTGGGGAACTTAGCGAACACAGCTACTGCCATCAGGTCTAGCTGTTGCGGATCGGCGTAGCGAGCGTTCTTACTCGTCTTGTAGTCAACCATGTGCGCTAAATTTTTATCGTGATCCACAATTAACAGGTCAACGATCCCATGCCACCAAACGTTTTTAGCGCTGAAGTCGCAGTACTCCAAGTCCCGAGTCAGCCCTAGCTTTATCTCGCAGTGCTTCTCACCTTCAATTTTGGTGAGCGACTCAAGGATCGGCTCCATGTAGCCGTACTTTTTTGGGACGGGTTTGCCATCGCGCACATGCTCTTCCGCTGCTAGGTGTACAGCGGACCCATACAACGCCGATTCATGGGGCGTATCTACAATGTCCTTAGCTACCTTTAGGTGGTAGTACTTCTTAGGGCACTGTTGGAACGTCTTGAGGCTACTGTGCGACCAGACAAAGTCCATTTAGTCCTCGCGTTTATTTACGGCGTCTTTAATCAAAGTACAAATTAGCTTGGTTTCAGCTAACGCATCGTATGCGTGCGTAAGTGCTTCTTCAGGTTTGTTGTTCTGCATCGCATCGTAGAGCAGACGAAGCGCATTTTGCGCCGTGAGTAATGAATGAGTGTAATCAGTCATGTTTGTATTTAAGTTAAACGCTGTTGCGTAGCGCTTTGATTTCTTTAAGAGACCGCCTACCGTGTATTCCGTCATCCGCTGCGGTGTGAAACGTAGTGCCGGGAAACTGACAGCGATAACTTGAAATCATACGCGCTTGGTAGGTGGGGGTGCAATCTTCGCAGTAGCTATGTCCCGCTGTAGGGTGGGATGACCGAGCAGCAGCTACCCATAGGACGTACTGTTCTTTGGAGTCAAAGCAACGTGGAAATGGCTCTTTCATTTTAGCGCCCCGGTGTCAAGTGTAGGTGCGTACTGGATAAGCAAACTCCGGTAACGGCGTGGTAAAGGCTACCCGTCACACAATCTGCGTACGCTTTAAATTCATTACCACCAAGATACACTTTGATTAACTTCATATTTCTCTTTTCTCTTTCGCCTAATATTTTTATGTGCCTAACCACAACTTTGGTATTTATTTTTGCTAGCTTTTCCAAGCTTACGTAAGGTGCATGTTTGGGTAGAAC